GCTGAGGCTCGTGCTGCTGTGCCTGCGAAGACCATGACGGCCTGATCCATCAGATAGTTCTGGACGTTGCTTGAAGTCAGTACTTCGCCACTGGCGAATGTGCGGAAGCCGGAACCCATAAGACTAAATACTAACCCAGGCGGTGCCGTTGTAGACCTGCATCCCCGTCGCCGTCGAGTAGGCGACCATCCCTGTTTCGGGTGACGGGAGAGCTGAGCCACGCTCAGCGGTACCTGCGAACACCATCACCATCTGTTTCATCAGATAGTCCATGACGTTTGTGCTTGTCAATACTTCGCCACTGGCGAAGGTGCGAAATCCTGCTCCCATGGTGTGTTGAGTTTAGCCGAGACCAACAGTCGGATCATCAAGCTCGCTGGTGTCGAGGATGAATTGGGTGAGGAGTTGGGCTTGGCCGAGGCCGAGTCGGATGCGATGTGAGCCGGGTGTGATGTCGTGGGCGAGGTTCTCGATGTACATCGTTTTGGTGACAGAGGTGGGTGCGCCGGTGGTGTAGGTCTTGGTGATTTCTACGAGGTCGCCGATGTCAAGCACCGATACGGCTTGGGCGTTGGTTGGGGTGAGTCCGTTGAGGATGATGCTCATTTCGTTGAAGCGGACGACCGGGTCTTTGTACTTCGCCAACAGGTTGGCTGCGAGGGTGTCGCCTGCTGCTTGGGTGTTGAGTGGGATGTCGCTGAGGCTGAGTGTGTTGACGCCGAACTCGCTGGTGGAGGTGGTGTCGACTGCGGTGGAGACGGCGAAGCCTTGGACGCCGACTTGGACTCGGTTGTAGAGGGTTTCTGCTCCGTAGCCGACGGAGAGTTCTTGGTAGGCGATGACGGTTCCGGCTGGGGTGTCGGAGAACTTGATTCCTGCGGTGTCGAAGGAGTACGAGATTCTCGGCTGGAAGACTGCTGTCCCGCCACGGTTCACGAAGAATCGTCCGTCCTCTGCGAGCACGACTGCGTCGATGGCGTTCTTGACGTTGTCGTTGGCTTCGTAGGCGACGGTGCCGACGGTGGCCACACCCGTTGCGATACTGCGGGTGGCTGTCGAGTAGGCGACTTCTGGTCGGTCGAGGATGGCTGAGACTCGTGCGGAGGTGAGTTGGCTGGATGGGTTGAAGGCGGTGAGGTTGGTGCGGGCAAGAGCCGACAGATCGTCGACGCAGGTGACGATGGCGAAACTGTTGTCCGGCTGCTGATAGTCAATGTCCAAGTCGTTCACACGACCAACGAACAACGGCTCTTGTCCTGCCGTGCCTCCGTAGACCTGGACGAAGCGTCGTGGAGCGATACCGTACCCGTCCTGCACGAACGGTGACGCCGTGTTCGCCGGATCAAACGAACGCCCAGAAGCCTTGTCATCGAGCACGATGGTTGCTTGACCAACTGGCATTTGTTGAAGTTGATCGGAACGACCACGACGAATTGAAATACTCGTCACGTACTCGGTCACGTCAGCGAAGTTGGTTGAACCATCCAACACATCAGGGCCGTTGAGTGTGGACGAATCCAATGTGAACGCATCCTGCAACAACCCGGTATCCATCAACACCCGATACGTCTGACCCCAAATCGCCGTTTTGGCCACAATCAGACCTCAACGTATTGAGACAATGGACCAGAAACCTTCGTGTAGGCACGCAACAAATCAACTATTTCTTGACCAACCTGAGTGCCTGAAGTACCCATACCCGCATTGACCACAACTTGAACATTCACGCCGCCACCACCAAGTTTGTTATTCGGCACAATGTTTCCACTCCCTGATGGAACAAACATTTCAGGGCCACGTTCACCAACAATGTACGGTCGACCAGATGTCACCGGACCGCCAAAAGCACGTCCAGGAGCACCCGTGCGGGCCACACGCAACTCCTTACGACTAGCACGCAACTCTTCCTCCGCTCGACGGAGATTGTCTGTCGCAGTTGCAGCACCCTCACGAGCATCACGAAGGTCCCTTGAAGCAGCAGCCTGATTTTCTTCTGCTGTGACAATCTCCTTAGACAACTCCACATACTCTTCATCGCCCTCACGAATACCCTCAACAATCTTGCGGTACTCCTCTTGTGCCGTAGTGAGGTCTTCAACTGCCTTAGTTTGATTGAAGATTGCATCTTCAACAGCCGTCTTGGCATCTGACAGTTCACGCTCAGCCTCAGCCAACTCATCCGGAGTTGCACCGGTAGCACGAACCTCAATAACTTTGCGCTCAGCCTCACCAACATCAAGCAGAGCATCACGCAAACCAAACTTTGCCGACACCAATGCCAACTCGGCACGCCGCTTGTCAATCGGCGAAGCCTCAGGGTCCTTCAATGTTTTGGCGAGAGCTTCTTCGGCCTCTTGTACAGCAAGGGTTGCTTCTTCTACATCAAGTTTTGATTTCTCTAACCCGAACTCAGCGTTGGTCACTTCGTTCGGATCGGCTGCCTTGGACCGCAATTCAGCCAACTTTTTCTCTGCCTGAATAACTCGATCCTGAGCATCCTTGACTTCCGTGTTGGCTTTGCTCAAATCTCGTTGAGCCATCGTCAGAGACCTTGAAGCGGCAGCACCCTTCTTTGACTCCAAACCGAAACCACGAATCGCTTGAGACAATTTTTCCTTAGCTTGGACAACAGATTCATTTGCCTTGTCCAAAGCCTTCTGGGCGTCTGTGACTCGTTCAATCGAGTTTCTTTCACCAATTTGTGCCGAAGTAAGGCTTCGTGAAGCAGAATCAAGTTTCTTCTTGGCGTCAGCAATTTTGTCTGTTGCGGAAGCACCAGATTTCAGCGAGTCTGCCACCTTCTTTGCAATGTCATTGAATTGTTTTTCATTGGTGATGTATCGACTCGAAGCGTCCGTAACCTTGTTGCGAGCCAACGCACTCTGCAACAAAGCCTGAGCGGTAGTTCTGACAGCAATTGGGGTTTTTTCAATCTCATCATTTAGACGGCCTTGAGCGGCGACAGTCAGATTGACTGCACCCCGATAGCGGTCAATGGCATCTTTGAGGTCTGTGAAAGAACGGCTTGATGGATCGGTGACTTTGAGTTGAGCTTCAAGAGCGTCAACAATTTGAGCCGCTTTGGTTGGGTCACTGTCCAAGAACTTTCGGAATGTTCTGTCAAGGACCTCAATGTCAAGTTTGATGTCATCGGACAACAGTTGAAACTGTCGACCGAATTGCTCAAACTTGACCACACCACCAATTGCTCCAATCGGATCTAATTTTCTCAAATCTGCCTGGGCAACACTGATGAACTCTCGAATGGCATCTTCTGCTGTTGAGGTACCAGACTCAAAACCATTCAATGCCGCAGAAGTCTTTTTTACCTGGTCTTCAAGACGTCGGTTCGCACCGGTGATTTCATTCAGAATGCTGGCCACTGCTTGAGCAGCCAACAAACCTGTGAAAGCTGAACCAAGTCCTCGAACTGCTACTCCAGTACGAGTAATTTGACCTTCGGCATTTCGCATTGTGACGAGGCCTCTGGTGAACTCATCGTTCATCAAACGCTTCTGGAATGCCGCAATCTTCAAGTATCCGGCAAGTGCCAGTACCGTTGCTGATAGAACACCAAGGACACCGCCAAGTACGCCAACAGCTGTACTGTTTCTGGCAGCCAAATCAGCAAATGTACCCAGGACTTTGACAAAGGTCTCAAATACTGGCAGAAGCGCACTGCCAATGTCTTCCTGTAATTTGCCCAAGGAATTGCGGAAAGCCTGCATTCGACCTTCCGTAGTTTCACGCAAAGAAGCATTGAAGCCTTTGTACGTTGAATTGAGAACCTCAACCAGAGCAGCCGACCGCTCCGATTCGGTTCCGTTCTCAATCATCGCTTTCGTGGCATCATCGAGGACGAAACCAACACGAGTCAGCGCACCGAATTGGCCATTCAAGGCTTGCGCCAACCCGTTGGTCATTGACTTGAAATCTTCCGCAGTAGCAGCGGCACCCTTCTCGGCTACGACATAATCAAGAATCGCTGGGGTCAATCTGGCAATCGTGTCGGCTTGCAAATCAAATGTTGCAAGTTGTGATTGCAAAGTCGTGATGTTGCCACCAGAAACAACACCAACCCGCTCCAAGGCATCTGCCTGATCGTTTAGTGCATCAACCTGAGATGCAGTCGCTTTTCCTGTCGTCAGAAGGATTTGACGCAATCGTTGCTGCTGAGCTTCCTGCTCTGCGGCTGCTCTGACGGCCAGACCAGCACCGGCGACTAGCCCAGTGAATACACCTGCTGCTGCGGTAGTAAGTATCTTGAAGGTGGGGAGGAGTTGTTGCAGTTTGGCATTTGTGATACCGAACGTCTTTTCGGCTTCACCACGAACTGTCTGAAAATCCTTGATGAGTTGCGTTGGGTCAGCCAACAACTTGACAACGAATTGACGCTCAACGGCCATGAGCGGCAATTCTACTCAGTCAAGAACCCATGACTTTCGCAAGCCACGGAACTCATCTAGCAACTTGGCTGCAATTTGTGCCTGAGTCATACCAGCAAACCGATTCAAATCCTGTGGTTCATTCCACCAAGACTCAGGACGCCAATGCTCATTGCTACTTCGACGAGTTTCCGCAGCTCTTGGCGAAGGATAAGTACGAACTGCCGGAGGTATGAAAAGTTCGCCCAACTCGGCATCTAGGAAGTCGCCGTAGCCATACTTCCGAGACGACCAATCAAAGTGACCAACCGGATGTTGAGGAAGGTAGAAGATTCGAGCAGGGTCCTTGGTTGCCGGGTCGCCGACGACGTTGATGCGTTCATGCAGCCGAGTCCACACCTCTGCCCAACGATGGGCAGGAACCGGGTCTTTGAGCGGGAGCACCAAGTGCCAGTGCTCATCGTTCGGGCGATGCGACCATGTGGTGTAGGCGAACCATTCCAAGCCATCCAACCGAGCGTGATCAAACGATTCACCGTCCATGTCCACAACGAGACAAGTCACAGCCTCCACATTGTGATTGCCTCGTGTGGTGCCTGGTGCATAGATGACTGGCGACCACAACGCACGCTGATCCTTGCGCTGGGTTTCCTTACGGATGCACAGACGAGACCACAACTGCACCCACGAACCAGCGAACGGTTTGGGGATGACGGACTTGACGTAGTCGAACCTGACGGCACGGACGTTGTCCAACTTGACTTCTGGGAACATGGCGGGCTCCTTACAGGTCAGCGTAGCGTCAGGTTGCGCCCTTGGCAAGCTCTTTCAGAATGCGCTCAATTTCATTGGAGTATTCCTCAACAATGAATGATTTGCTGTCCCGGACTGCCTGCCAGAAGAAGTAGCCCTGACGGCCTCGATGACGCAAGAACTGTTGAGTCGTCGGGCGGCGACGGCCACCGAACTCGGCACCATAGAACACGTCACCCATGGTGACTTTACGAGTCAACCCAGGACCGAACGCTTTGCCTCTGGTTCGTTTGGTATTGGAACGAGACTTTGACGGATACAGCCTTTGATGGTCAAGTTTGATTGTTGGGATGCGATCACGTCGAGCACGCAAGGCGTTCGCCACTACCTGTGCCTGTGAGCGGCCTGAAGAGCCTGGACGTTGCGCTCCGTGGGGAGGTTGACCGGATGCGTTCTGTTTCGCTTTGTCAACAACATGTTCAGCTATTTTTTCGGACGCTTTGCGTAGGGCTTTGGAGAACCCTTCTTGTGCTTGACTTGCATCACGCAAAAACTCCATGAGACCTGGGGCAGCAAATGCAACTTCTCCTGCTCGACCTGCAGCAACTCGTGTGTATGTGTAGCCCTGTGGTTTTGGTCGTGGTACGAGTGCCATGTCAGCGAGTGTAGGGCGTATTTGGGTTCTGTTTGATTGAACGCCAATACATGTATTTTTGCATTGTCCACAACATTCTTGGTGACTCAGCCAACAGTTGAGATGGGGCGATGCCCGTCTCGCACGCCAAATAGGCGATCATCCAGTGGGCTGAGTCCTCTCCAAAGGGACAATCCTTCCCTCCCCAGCATCAAGACTGATGTTGCTAACAGTCTCTAGCCATTGGTCAAAACTGATTGTCGTCTTGTTGCGCCGTTTTTCTGAATGCCATGCCAACCAGGCAAGATCACGAATCTTGATGTCCTGTTCAACTTTGGACATCGACACGTTGTGAGCTTCCTCGTATTTGACGAAGTCAACAAACTCAGCGATGCATTCTCGTGATTCTTCATCAGGTCCGTAAACCCATAGAACCAGTTTCATGTTTTACCTCCGCAGGGTGAAGTTGTTGTAATTAGGCGCCGACGCTCTTGGTGATTCCGCCGGAGATTGGGAAGGTGACGTCTGCGGTGGCAAGGTCGCCCACGGCTCCGTTCACTGGAGTCCACTCGGTGACGAGCACGCTGAACGTGTACGACGGGTTCGCCGACGAAGCAGCAGCAGTTCCGTTTGGCTTCACAACGCAGGTCACTGCGGTCGAGCCAACCAGTGGGAAGAAGATTCCGTCGATGGCGTTGTAATCGTTGTGGATGCTGAACGTCACTGAATTATCTATGAGACCCGCTACTCGTGTCACTGCCGAACTTCCAAAGGCGGTGGTGGCCACCTCGGCCGCACTTGTGGACAGCGTCAGAGACGCAACATTCGTGCTGATGTCCGTGCCGTTGAACACGATGTTCGCATCTTTGAGGACGAGCTTTGCCATGACTATTTGTCTCCTGCCTTATCGGCTGTTGAGGTTTTCTTTGAGGTTTCTACAACTGGCGTGAGGATGCCCGCTGCAATCAACAACTCTACATTGTCAATGCCACTTCCGTCCACATGCCCACCCGGCTGAACGCCGCTAACCGGAAACGGTCCTGATACGAGATACTTTGCCATGGTCTAAGCGTACACCGTCACCTTGAAGTCCATCGTCAAATACAGGGTGTCGTTGGCGTCAATGTTCGTGAAGTTCCCCGCCGAGTTCACAATCAAGTCATCGCACACACCGCCGAGGGTGCGGTCTGCTTCGATGGCTGCACGCAACGACTGCGCACCCGACCACGCCGTGTACTGATCCAATGCATCCTGGGCTGTCCGCTCCGACGCACGATTCACCACGATGGTGACCGTGAAATCCATGACCACACCACCGCTCGACATGCCTGTCTGATGAAACCGAATCTCGTCCAACGTCGGCCATGCGAACGGAGGGTTCACCTGGTCAGGCTGATAGTCGAAGGCTCGTAGTCCGGGGACGGTTTGGATGGCGGCCTTGAGTCCGTCTTTGACTTGTGCCGGTGTTGCGGGCATTAGGCGAACATCCGCATTCGTCGATACGGCTCAACCAACTGAGCCATGTCAGGGTCAAGGAATCGAGAAACACGGATAGCACCCAAGTCACCAAACCCGGCAACACCCAACGGTGAGTCGTACCGCTTGAAGATGCGTGACGCTTGGATGATGCAGGCTTGGGTGATCGGGTCGGGGACGGTTGCCCAACCCCAACGGGCAGTCACCTGAACCAACGCCTGTTCACCATAGTTCGCATTGACGGTCGGGAACAGATAGTTGCCAACCGCACGAATCTTGTCGTAGGACCAAGTGAGTCCATCCAAGATTCCGTTCAACGGTTCCAACTGATAGTCACTCGTTGCCCATGTCGTATCGAAGTTGCCGTCAGCAAACGACGATGTCTTCAACACGAACCCGGTCGTCGTGTAGAAGTCATCCACATCACAGACGAACTCGGTGTTTGCTTGGAACACTCGTGGCGTAGCCGACGCAGCAGCCCAGAACTGGCGGTTGCAATAACCGTCAATGAGACGAGAAGCTGCACCGGCACAGTTGTCAATCAGCGTGTCATCGAGCGTGTCAGCCGTGCCGATACGCAATGCCGCCTTGATTTGCGCACGAGTCGCATAGAGGTTCTCATTGGCCATACTCGTCCAATCCTACTTGCCAATGAGCCACTGATTCCCAACAACCTCCACCTGCACACCCACCGACTCAGCAAACCTGTACACATCATGGCGAACCGCAGGCCAATCCAAATCATCACCCATCAACAAACCGCCATACGCCAACAAATCCCAAGCAGTCATCAACTCCAAGAACGTCTCATCCTGCTCATGAGCAGAATCCACATACACCACATCCGGGCGATAACCACAAACACGCCCCAACACACGCATCCCCACAATCCCCGTCGCAGGCAAAGGCGTGATGACATCATCAAACCCGGCATCCTTCACATTCGCCAAGAACCGTTGCCGAATCGTCGGCGCACCATTCACCAACCCAAGAAACCGCCACTTCCCTTGACGCACCAAATCCTGCTCCCACGCCCACATGTTCACATCACCCGTGAACGGATCAACACACACAATGTCCACATCCAGACCGAGACGCTCAGCCACCCGTGCCACCAACAACGCCGACCCACCCAACATCGAACCCACCTCAACCCAATAGCAAGGCCGACGTTCACGCAACACCCGCTCCACCAACGACTCCGAGAGATGAGTGTGCGGATACCCGTTATCTGATGGGCCTGCGTCCGCATACACATCCTGCGAACCGAACAACACGCCACGAATCTCCCGACCAATCAGCCCCATGTTCCCTTGAACTTTCTCAAATAGTCGTTCTCCAACACCATGTTCCTGCGCCCATGATGCTCGACGAATCCCACGTTGCGTGAGTCACGAAACTCTGGGAACACCACCGGCACATTGCCTGCCGCAGCCGCATAGCCACGAGTCCATTCCACCTCAGCCTGAATCGAATCCCGTTGCGTCACAGGCGAATACAACTCCACCCGGCTGAGATGTTCCCGTGTGTAGATACCCATGTACATCCCGAAGATGCCTGGGTCATCCGTGACCGACACCGAACCCTCATGCTCGAACATGCGGTCGAAGAACGCTTGGTCTTTCACCACCACCGAATCATGCAGAAATAAGAACCGATCCAACTGCGTGTTCTCATACAGCCACTTGATTTTTCCCAACTCCCATGTTCCACCCTGATGCAACACCAACACCTCACGCTGAATGCTCGCCAAACATTCAGCCAACCATGCTTCCCGACCGGGAGTCGTGGCCACCACCACCGTCTCTTTCAATCCCATCCCAACTCCAGACGCCGATTCAAGTCCCAATCCAACGGCAAATCCTGTACCATGCGCTCCTCAAACAGACGACGGTTCGCATCGAATGTCGCCTGATTCCGTTGCTGAAACTGAGGGCTGGATCGCAGGGTGCTGGAGTTCCGATGGTAGACGGCAGCCGAAGAACGCATGATGTCTACGCCTTTGCGTTGCGCACGAACCTCATAGTCGTTGTCCTCGAAGTACGCCGGATGGAATCCCTCATGAAACAGCCCGACCTTGCGCACGACCTGTGAACCCAACCAGAAGCACGACCACGGTGGCTTCCCTGATAACACAAGGTTTGAGTACGAAGCTTGAAGAAAGATGTCCTCCACCGCCTTCGTCCCGAACACCACATCATGATTCACCACTAGCCAACCCGACGCCGAGCAGGTTGCTTTGATGCCCATGTTCCATGACGCAGCTACGCCCAGATTGCACGGAATCCGATAGTGAAACACACGCTTGGCCTTATCGGTCCGAGGCTCCCAATGAGAATTGTTCCCATTGTCAATCACCACCAAATCACCGATACGACCATCAAACGAATCCAACATGGCATCGACTCGATGATGCTCGGTGAGCACCGGGACGATTACGACTGGGACAAGCGGCACCATTCAGCAATCTCCTTCATCGCAGGCTTCCAATGTGTCTCATACACATGATCCGCCTCATACTGTTTGGCGAACTCCACCGCCTTCTTCGAGCGGCCACGACCACGGGCATACGCCTGCTCCAACGCATCCAGAATGCTCGGCACCGAAGGAGTCAAGAACCACGACTTCTGAGCAGCATCCCAGAACGGCTGACCTTCCACAACCCAACCATCCCCAACCAACTCCGGCTGAGCCGTGAAGTTCGAGACGATGACGGGCGTACCGCACGCCTGGGCTTCCACCACAGGGATGCCGAACCCTTCACCCATGGATGCAGCCAGAAGCACGTCAGCACCGCTGTAGAGGGCTGCCATTGCGTTCTGAGGCAGTCCTAGGCGGTACAGGTAGGCGTCAGCGTATTTGATGCGATGTGGCTCAATCCCGCACATCTCAGCCAACTCCTTCAGGTTGATACCACCAGCCGAACCCATCTCCTCGGAGTGCATGTACAGGACTGCGTCCGGGTGTTTCTGGGCGAACATGCTGAACGCCATGAAGTTCTCGGCGAACGCTTTGCGTGGAGGGTAGACACCTTTGTTGGCGGCCGTCATCATCACCACGAACTGGTCTTCGCCGAACCCCATGATTTCACGACCTGTGATTGACTTCCCGCCATTGTCCTTCACGTTCGGGGTCGGCTTGAACACCGACTCGATACCGTGCGGAACGTACAGGCTGTTGATGCCTAACTGTTCCAACATGCGAGCACCGAACTTGCTCATCGCAATCGGCATTACATTCGGACGTTGACAGAACGCAGCCACCTCCGGCGGACACGGCTGGTGATCGACCGGCACCCACGATGCGATGTTCGGAACCTTCTCCAGATTCGGAGCCTTCAACACCCACACATCAAACAACGTCATCAGCAGTTTGGGCAGGTTGGTGCCTTGCGTCCATTCCATCCAATGTGCGACGACCACGTCGTCGCTGTATGGGCTCATCCCTCTCGGGTAGATTTTGATTCCGTTCCACGTCGACGTTGAGCCTTCGAGGCCGTAGATTGCGTGGATTGCGATTTCGTGGCCTTCTTTGATGAGCCTTTGGACCGCTTGTTGGGTTTGTTGCCCGTAGCCCGTTCCCGCCCACGGGGCGTTGGAGTACCAGAGCGCCCGGACCGCATCCGGGGTTCGACGACTGACTGTTCTGGCAAGTGAGCCACGCCCCGCTGCAAGAGCAGGATCGCCGTCGGCTCGTCCAAGTCCAGAGGGATTCCCTTGATGATGATTCGCATTCACGCAGTCTCCTTGTGTACGCAGGTTGCAGGGTTGGTATTCAGAGTGTTGGTGGGCCGGGACGACCCTGCGTGTTTCGCCCCGACCCACCGAACTCTTATTCAGTCCCCATCAGGAGACTTCATCAACTACGAAGCTTAGGCTCCGGTGTTGTTGATGAAGTACTTGATGTGGCTGGATTGCGGCAGGTTTCCGTCCACTCGCATGGAGGCACGGAAGGTGACGAGATCCGCATTGAATGCGTAGTCGTCGCTGCGATCCAAACGGAGACCGCCAGCCATACGGACGTAGTAGCTGGGGAGGTGTCCGAAGATGACCGACTTGGCTGCCGAAGCCTGCGAGGCCATTGCTGGGTTCTCGTAGACAGGGAAGTTGAGCACTTGGTCGTTTCCGTCTGCCAATGCAGGCGAGAAAACGTAGTAGCCCGCATTGTCTTTGAGTCTGCGCACTGCGCCGAGGGATGCGGTGTTCATCATCCAGCCAACGCCGGGGAGACGACGTGCCGCACCATCCAGGCTGTACGCCAAGTCGATGAGGTTGTCTGCGGTGAAGAGTCCACCTGCGACGGTTCCGAGCACGCCCGAACCTGCGGCAGCAACGACACCCTTCGGCTGGGTTGTACCAGTTCCGACGGTGAGTGCGTTGTTGACGGCGAAGCCGATTGCGTTTCCGGTTTGCGTGGCAAGGAAGCTCAAGATGTCGACACCCGAGTCCTCGATGAGCTCACGGCTCAACTGGACCAGGAACGAGTACTTGTACGCACCAAGCGTGATGAACTGATTGAAGGCAGGATCACTCTCGGAGATGGCTGAGCCTTCAGCGGTGATTGCCGCCGTTGACCAACCAGCCTGCGACGGAATCTGGAGGTTCTCGCCACCAGCCGTGCGCAACACCGTCGAGGTGTCAAGCATTGGGCCGACAAGACGAGCCTGCGCAATGACCTGGTCGTAGAACGACGTTGGTACTGGTGCGCCGGTGGATGCCTTGGTGACGTCACGCTGCTCGAACGTGAACGAACGGGTCTCACCACGAGCCATCGAACGCAGCACGTCTGCATCGGTTGACACAGCCTTGCTGGTTGGACGAACTTGGCCAGCGATCTCACGGGTTGCCGCTTCAATCTTGGCTTCACGCTCGGCATCAGCCTTGAGGGCTTCGATGCGAGCTGAACGCTCGTTGAGTTCGTCGTTCATCTTCTTGTACGACGCTTCTTCTTCTGAGGTCAGGTCACGCTTTTCTGCGGCTGCGGTGTCGAGAAGAGCCTTGGCTGCTTCCCACGCACGCTGACGCTGCTCGACTTGACGGTCGATGTATTCCTTCATGAGTAGTTGTCCTTTCGTGGACGTTTTGAGGTACGCAAGGATTTGGTGTTCAACCCGCTTCGGCTCCGAAGTCGGCGTCGTCCTGCGGCTCCGCAGCAACTACGTTGAGAAGAATCTAGCCGACGAGACGCTGTAGTTCAAGTTGCTTCGCAAGAATCGAAGCAGGCACCTTGTCAGGCTGCTTGCGCAACTTGCCTACCACATCAGACAGCAACGAAGCCTGGTCATCGGACAACTCCGACCCGGCTTCAAGAACGGTGATCGCTTCAGCCAACTTGTCGGCATCCAACGCAGTACGCTCAGCCAACTTGTCCAAGCTACGCACACTGGCCGAGGTTGCTGCGTATGCAGGGAACCCGGTCACCACAGACACTTCGTAGAGACGCACTTCTTTGAGTTCACGCATGGAGCCGTCGTTTGACCACTGGTCGCCACGAGCAGGCACCGAGAAACCGAACGACATCGAGTCCACATCGCCACGCTTGATGAGCGTCGACAAGTCACGACCGACAGTCGTGTCCGGCAAATCTGCGTCAACTTTC